ATGAACAAACCCGAATGGAAAGACGCGCCCGAATGGGCAAACTGGCTGGCAATGGACGGGGACGGGACTTGGTGGTGGTATGAGCTAGAGCCAGAACTAGAAGCGGATTACTGGATTTCAAAAGGGAAAGAGCGCAAAGCCATAGACACCACAAGGGCTACGAGAACAGTTTGGAGGCGGAGGCCGTGACAACCCGCATCATAGAAAACGACATAGACAAGGCATCAGCCATAGAGCTAATCAAGCACATGGAAGCCCCTTTGACGTTGACTATCGAGAAGGGGCGCAAACGATCCTGCGAACAGAACCGACTTCAACACCTTTGGCACAAGGAAGCAGCCGAACAACTGCAAGACGGGAGCGCGGAAGAAAAGCGGGGGTACTGCAAGTTGCATTTTGGCGTTCCAATCATGCGCGAGAATGACGAATTTAGAGAAGCCTACGACAAAGTGATAATGCCCCTGCAATACGAACTTAAAATATTGGCAATGCAATCGCCCCTGGATTTCCCCGTGACCTCATTGATGACAGTCAAGCAGAAATCAGCGTTCCTTGACCAAATATATGTTTTCTATACGGGGTTAGGGGTCAAACTAACGGAGCCAAGCGAATGACATTCAAAACAGGCGATAAAGTCATGGCCAAAATAGATTCAGGGGCAGTTGTCCCTTGTGAATACATGGCCTATGACAGCAAGAAGAAACTACACGCCGTGAAGTTCAAGGTGTATCACACGGATTTTATGAAAATATATTGGGTTGAGGAGTTAAGGCATGAAGGCGGGCGCAAATGTGCGGAATGAATATGGCTAAGATGCAGGAAATGGAGGAACAGTTTAGGCGGGTTGTCTGTTGGTTTAGTTGTGGTGATGCGTCTGCGGTTGCTACCAAACTCGCGCTTGCTAAATATCCCGATGCAATTATAGCCTATATAGACACTGGATCAGAGCATGAAGATAATCGCCGTTTCCTGCACGACTGCGAAAAGTGGTTTGGCAAACAAATCTATATCCTGAAAAATGAGATATACGCAGATACTTGGGAGGTCTTTAAAGTGACCCGTTTTCTAGTGTCTCCACTTGGGGCGAGATGCACAACAGAGCTAAAGAAGAAGGTGAGACAAAAGTTTGAGCGTCCAAGCGATATTCAGATATTCGGCTACACCATAGAGGAAGAAGAACGCCTAGAAAGATTCAAGCAAAACAATCCCGAGATGAATATCGAATGTCCATTGATTGATAGAAAATTGTCAAAATCAGACTGCCATGAGATAGTTGCGCAAGCGGGAATCGAAATACCAGTGATGTATAAGCTAGGGTTCAGGAATAATAATTGTATCGGGTGTCCAAAGGGAGGTCAAAAATATTGGGGAAGAATCCGCAAGCACTTTAAAAAAGAATTTGATAAGATGGCAGAAATAGAACGAGATTTAGACGTTGCAATAAATAAAAAGTTGGTAAATGGTGAGCGCGTTAAATTATTCCTTGACGAGTTACCCGATGACATTGATATAACAGAACCCGAGCCAAGCATTTCGTGCGGGCTTTTTTGCGGTCAATACATAGAGGAGGATTAAGACATGAAGGAAGTACACGCAGCGATCCAGAACCTTGTTGAAGTGGTCAGAGAATCACGGCAGGGGGAGATTGACAGATTGATTAAATTCAACAAGACCCTGTGTGAAGCCAACGACAAGCTAAAGGCGGAGAACCAGGCACTTGTGAGCAAGATAGAAGAACTGAGGCGCGAAGATACCACTTGACAAGGTGCATAAACGTGCATAAGTTGTGAACATGGCAAAGGCTAAAGAAAAAGGCGTGGAAAAGGCGGGATTTGATGGAAATGGGAAGTTCGCGGAAGGTAACAATCTTGGGAGCAAGATAAAGCCTGGCGAGGTGAGAAACCCCAAAGGCAGACGCAACGCTATATCCGACATTATCAGGCAAGCCATAGACGCAGACAACGAGAAGGTTAAGCACGAACTCGTAAACAAATTGATTGACACAGCCAAGACCGCAAAGGGTGACGACTTCCTAAAGGCTTTCGATAGGATCATGGACAGAACCGAGGGCAAGCCGACACAACCGACCGCAGACGTATCAGAGAACTGGCAGAAGTTCCTAGATGGTGTCTTTGAAGCTGAACAAGGCTAAATATTTTCAGAATGTAGGATATACGCCCGAACAAGTTCAATGGGCCATCCACAATTCAGACTACAGATTCCGCGTAAACATTCAGGGCAGAAGGTCAGGCAAAAGCTATTCTTCCGCGAAGGAAGCAGAGCCAGCCTTTTTAATGCCTAATTCAAGGGGCTGGATAGTTGCCCCGACTTACGACATGGGCGATAAGATTGCCCGCGAGTTTGATGCAACACTTCTAAAGAAGGTGGGATTCCCTTGTACGGCAACCCATTACGATAGGGGGCGGTTAAGATACGCCAAAGGAATAAACGGGTCTGAGATATGGGTCAAGTCAGCAGACGCGCCCGAATCGCTACTTGGCGAGGGCTTGGATTGGCTTATTATAGATGAGGCTGCGACCATCCCGAAAATCATTTGGGAGCAATATCTAAGGCCGACCTTATCAGATAGAAACGGTTGGGCATTATTCCCAACCACGCCACGCGGTTACAACTGGATATATGAGCTTTACAAGATGGGGCAGGGTAGCAACCCCAACTATGAATCATGGCAACACCCGTCCTGGATGAGCAAATATTTCAAGGATGACGTTGACGCGCTACGGGATGAACTGTCAGACGCTACATTCAGGCAGGAATACGGCGCAGAGTTCACGACCTACGCGGGGAAGGTGTACCCATTCGACCGAGACAAGCACGTCAGGGTCTTGAAATACGATAAGCGACTGCCTACATACGTTAGCATAGATTTCGGCTATAGGATGCCGTCTGTTGGCTGGTATCAAGTCGGGTCTGTGGCTGGCCGTGATGAAGTATATTTAATTGATGAGATAGTACACCAGGAGAACATAAAGACCGCAGACCTAGCGCAACGAATACTAAAGGTCAACCGAGACAACGGCTATCATGTTCACAAATACTATGGCGATCCAGCAGGCGCGGGTGTCCAAGCTCAAAGCGGGCTTGGTGATATTGAGATATTCAGACAGCAGGGAATCCGCGTAAACTACACAACAAACAAGATAGACCGCGACATAACAACTGGAATCGACCACGTTCGCTCATTCATGGAGAGCGCAAGCGGTCACATCGCTTTTTATGTGTCGGCAAAATGCACGGGCCATATCGAGGACGCGGAAAACTACCGCTACCCCGAGGCTAAAGACGGGCGACCGCTTAAAGAGGAGCCGTTAAAGGACGGATACCACGACCATTCATGTGATGAAATGCGCTATTTCTTTATTAATCACTTCCCGATAAAAAAGCGTGGTGCAGTTGCATTACCACGCTATTAAATTTTGCAAAGTGCATAAACATGCACTATATTCTACGGATGAACGAGGCAAACCATAAGGCTTTGACATGGCAACAATGTTTCCGCATTTAGCAAAAGAGATAGTCGAGAAATCAAAAACAGATTGGAATAACGGGCAGAAACGGGCATGGGATGAGGAGCGACACCTTGCCATTGCCTACGAGAAGGGGCGGGCCGAGGATGATTACCTCCGCTTCATTGACAAGGACTTAAGACCGCAAATCCCAACCCCATCTAACAACATCACGAAGCGCGTAAATGATCGCGTTTCTTTGGTCTATATGGTTCCGCCTAAACGGACATTGGGCAAGCCAGAAGATGAGTTCGACATGACCAAGTATAACATGATTACCCGCATGAAGGACTTGGCTTTGCAAGTGTCCGAGCGCAAGACCAATCTTCTAGGGTTGATAGGAACCAAGCTGACATGGATGGGCAAGCGTGACGGGTTTATAGACTACTCGCGAATAATTGATTTTGAACCCTTCTTTGGCGATGACCCCATGAGGCCGATAGCTGTCATGTTCCCGTTGGCTTCTAATGATTCGGTTTCAGATGTGACGGCGCAAAGGTGGCAATATTGGGATGATATGTACTGGGCCACCTACGAGGACGGCAAGGTCATAGACCAGGGCGACAATGAATACGGGTTTGTTCCTATCGAGTGGACATACCGCGAACTGCCTGACGGCTCGTTCATGGATGCCGACATTGACAGGGATTTGGTATATGCGAATCGCGAAATGAATGTTCTACAGCTGGATGGTGACGCGAATATTAGATTTCGGAGCTTTGGGGAAATGTTTGTTTCGGGGTTGCAGGACGACCAGCCCCTTAAACGCTCGCAAGATATTATCCATTCACTACCCGAGGGCGCGACAATCAGCACCACGTCCCCCGAGGACACTATCGGTTCAATCAAGGACTGGATACGCCAGCTGTATTCGATGGTAGCACAGATCCACCACTTGCCCGTTGATTTCGTTGAGGGTGCGGTCGTGGCATCAGGCGCAGCCGTTGAAGCCCGCAACAAGGAACTGAATGACGATAGACGCTCGGATGTTGAGCGGTGGCGCATGGCTGAGTATTCCATCTATGAAATGGAGCGCAAGATAATCAAGGTCGAAGCGGGAATTGATCTGCCCGTTGAATTTTCCGTTGACTTCCAGGAATCTATTGACACTGTGCTAACAGTAGATGAGCAGATGAAAAAGGACGATTGGGACTTGAAGAACGGATTGACAACCCGCGCCCGTATCTTGATGCGTGACGACCCCGACAAGTTCGACAGCGAGGA